TGTAGTAGTAACAGCATTTGCAGCTACTATTTCCGTAGTTAGTGTAGCAATCTCGTCCTCAAGAATTAGCCTTGAGAACTCAAACTGCTTAACCATATTATACATGGTACTATTATCAATAGACTGAGTACAGGTAGAACAGGTACTAGTGGGGCCATCACACTTAGCAGCTAACGACTTTCCATCTTTAAGGCTCTTCTGCTTAGTAGCAAGTTGCACCTTAAGATTAGTAATAGAATCAGTACTAGGAGCGCTAGGAGGGACACTACCTACTGTAATCTTACTAAGAAGTTCCTGATACTTATTATTCTGAGTAATCTTCTTATTAGTGGCCTCAATATTAGCAAGCTCAGTAGACTTACTAGATGACTCAGTTACTAATACAATAGGAGACTCCATCTCTTCTTTTAGTTCCCAGAGATTCAAATCTTCCTTCTCGTACTTCAGCAGCCAGGCACGTACCGTGCTAACTTTAGCCTCTAGCTTATCTACTTCTTTAGACAAACCTGACGCAAGTTCTTTAAATGTATCAGCAGCCTTAGTATACACACCTAAGTTAAGTAGTTCAATTAAGAACTTCTTACGAGCTGTGTCAGTTGCTGTTAAAAACTCTAGTGATGATACCGAGCTTTGATATACAATCTGGGAGAAGGTTTTATGGTCGTAGCCAAGTACTTGCTCAATAGTCTTGTACGTAGCGGTCGCAGTATGACTGCTAATATCAACGCCAGCTCTGATGAGCTTGACAGTGCTAGAAGCACTAGTCCTAGTTGTCCTAATTCCATAACTTACTCCATCTTTATCAAAGTCTAGTTCAATAAAGTAATTTTTATCTTTAGTATATCGGTTAAGAATATCTGCTTTCTTAATCTTCTTGGAGTTCTGGTTGTACAAAACTTCTTCAATTATCAAAGCTATGGAACTCTTACCATGCCCATTCTTACCTACGATTTGCGTTAAGGGGCTGCCGTCTAGTTGAATAACATTAGCAGGGCCATAAGAGAACGCGTTACCCCATCTAAGTTGTTGAAATATAATCATTCTACGACAATCTTATTCATATTATTATTTAACACATGAAGCACGTCTTCTACTGTATTATCCGATAATTGAAGAATATAGGAGAGGTACTCTCTGACTTCTTCTTGTATCGTCATTTTAGGGTCTAGTATTAAGGCCGTATCAGTCTCGCGCTTAACAACTTTTTTGTCGATTAAGTTCGAATCAGCTAAAGCACCTAACTCAGCCATGTCACCTTCAATCTCATAGATTGTATGATGATAGTCTGTAGCAGGCATATCGTCTCCAGCCTGAATAGTCTTACGAATTAATTGCGGGAGTTGGAGTTTAACCCAAGAGTGCGTAAGCGTTTCGCTATCAAGGATAATAATGCCAGTATCCACCACATTCCTGTGAAAGCTAGTAGTACAAGGGCTGCCCGGATAGAGTATGTTGCGTTGACTATTCTCATAACTATGGAGATCTCCAGCTAGAACAACATCCCAGCGGTTAAATAAGTCTAAGTTCATTTCTGGCTTAACGTGTGGTGGTATTTCTCCACGTACATGAGTAAAGCAGATATTACCGTGTGTTAGGTGTGGAGCTTTTTCAAACTCTTTTAGCTTGTTATATGGAATAAAGTCCATATTATCAATGCTATGGTAGTCATCAATGACTGTGACCAGCTTATTAAGTCTAGTAGTACTTTTCTTTAGATATGTAAAGAATGTAGTATCTTTCTTCAAAGCTTCGTGATTTCCTGCATAGATAATGCAAGGGATGGAGATAGATGCTACTAGATCAAAGTAAACTTCTAGTTCATCCATTGTAGGCATACGGTCAAAAACATCACCACCTAGTACTAAAAGATCGCAGTCTCTTTGAAGCACTGATAGCTGTGTTATAAACATTTCGTATCGTTGTTTAGCCCACTCAACTGGCACGTTCTTTGCACCTAATTTTATGTGCAAATCCGCTGTAAAAAGTATTTTCATAGTGCAAAAAGCCCCTGCATATTTCTATGAGGGGCTGATGTTATTTAGGCGGAAAGATCGGCTACAGATTCTGCATCAGTACCCGAAGATTCTTCTTCTTCAGCACCTGCGGTAATACGCTCTAGAGTAGTCTTGACTTCCTCAGGAGTAGCACGAATGAACTTAGCATCAATAGTGATTGCTTCAGCTACAGCAGCCAGTTCGGCAGCAGAGAGAGCACGCTTTTTACAACGCAACACACTCAAAGTGTACTCAACATTGAATGGCAGTGGGCCGGTCTTTTGACGCTTGAATACTACATCCCAGCCCTCTTTAGGGTCAGTAGGATCGCCCAAGTCTTCAGCAGCAGAGCAAATCTGCTCAAACAACTTCTTTTTCAGATTTAATACAACTACTTTACCATCGACTAGAGCGTTAACGCTGTAGCTCCATGAGCACTTCTTATCTGGGAAGAACGCTGGAACGTGATCGACTTCGGCATTGGTAAACTTTTCTTTTTCACGGTCAAATGCCAAGCACTCAACTGGAATATCTTTGTTATTGCTACCTTTGAGCCAGTAAACATAACGTGGCAGAATACCGCCTACGATACGAACTGTATTTTCACCATCTTTGTATGCGTAAGACTCGTGAGAATTTTTAACTGCTTTGCCTTTAGTTGCTGAGAATGCTAATGCCATGATTTGCCTTTTATTTAAAATTAAAGAATACTACTCATATTTAAAGAGTATTTCTGATTGTGTTATGTTTAGTAACGGGTTATGTTTGATTGCATCAAGTAATATATCGGGATAATACGAGAGCTGTAGAGCTTTATATCGGTATAGCTTATAAAGGCTATAATCTCTACGACCGGCTAACTTAACGTACTGGATTTTAAATAATATATCCGTAGACTTGTCGCTAAACAAATCAGCCGGATTTAATAAATAACTTCCACCAGCTAAAGAGACTTTAGAAGGTTTGTACTTAGAATATTTTGAAGGAAGTCTCTTTGAGAAATGGTACTCTAACATAGCCATAAACTTATTAGAGTCATTATCAGATTGGGACTCTAAAGTTTGTAGGTTAAAGAAGAGAGCCATATTACCTTTGGAGAATACTATTATATCAAAAAACGGAATGAAGTACAAGTGTAAATTTTTTAATCAATTATAAGCATTGCTTATAATCCTTGTACTTCCCAACCCTTACGGGCATAAAATGCCTGTCGATCACGGTTTTGTTTGCGATCTGCTGGCCCACTAAAGTTCATATCTAGTACTAGAGGAGGAAGTTTGCCCTCATACATACGCTGAATACGGCCAATAATCTGCTCTAGTAAAGAGTCATTAGCAATTGGGCCAGCTAAGATTACACAGCTAAGGATATTGATTGAGATACCTTCGGAGAAGATTTGCCTACTTCCAGCAATGCAATCTTTTTCACCTTCTTCGATCTGTCGTTTAAGTTCTGTACGTTCTTCATAGGTTGTACCACCAGTAATGCACACACAGTTTTCGCCAATTAGTTCTCCTACTTGTTGTAAAAATTCTACACGGTCAGCAATAATGAGTACTTTATGTCCCTTCTCAATCTGCATACGAGCAGCGTGAGCAATGAACTTCTGGTAATCTGGGTCATAGAGAAGAATATTCATCTTCTTGACCCAAGGTTCGCCCTGTGCCAGGGAAATTCCAGTCTTTACGATACGCACAGTAGGTGTCAACGTATGAGACTGTGGAGGCTGATACAGCTTAGGGCCGAAGAAGTCCTTAAACAATATATGTTTGCCGTCCTTACGCATCATAGTACCGCTAAGACCAATTTTATATCTAGCATACATGCCATCAATAAAAGCGGTAAAAGTAGTAGCAGGGCAATGGTGTGCCTCATCAATAATGATTGTACCAAACTCTTTGGCAATCTGAGGTATCATCTTGGTTAGTGTTTGAATATTGCCCACTACAATGCTATGGTCAATATCAAAGTGGCCGGAGCCAATGACTCCAGCTTTCATTCCAAAGAGCTTCTCAACATCTTCACTCCACTGATCTCGTAGCATAGTATTATGACATACTACTAGAGTCTTTTGACCTAGCTTACGAGCAATATGTAGTGCAGTATAAGTCTTACCCCAACCCACCATCGCATTAATAAAACAAGTATCATCTACTTGGTCAAACACTTCTTGTTGTGATTCACGCAAATCCAATTTTGGAGTTGGAAACGGCAATTCATGTAAACTCCGTTTATCAATGACTTCAAAGTCCGCAGGAATTAAATCCTGTCTACCGATTGGAATGGAGATAACCGATTTGCCTATCAACTTATAATTTTTAATAATTTCAAATTGACTGAAGTGTGTGGCACCAGGGATATTTTTCTTAATTTTATAAGTGAGAGCTTTTGTTAAAGTATAGATTAACTCAGGGGTAGCATCTAAATATATTCGGTTCGAGAGTATCGCTTTAGCCATCTAGACCATTCTCCATGTTTCATCGTGTTTTTCAGAGTAGAAGCCGTAAAGCACTACCGACATTCCAAAGTGTAGTAAGCCTACATAAAGTTTATCAGGAGTGGGTTTATACAGCGATTTGAATCTTTGCATAACTCCCTCTGCTTCAACAATTATACCACCAGTTGGGATAGGAATCAAGTTAGAAATTTTATAGAACTTTAGTCGAGCTCTTGTAGACTTCTTATAATTGAATATCTTTCCCATGCTATCAATAAACCAGATCTCGCTTGTAGCAAGTTTTACTAGATCGCCCAAGAAGTAGACGGCTTGCCCTAGTTTGGCTAGGTTTACTTCTTCTACTGTGAGCTGTAACCTGCGACGGCTTAGGGTCGTACCAGACAGATTCCGATCATCTACTATCTTATATTTAGTACTAGTGATAGTACCTTCGTCAGTTTCTTCTTCGCGTTCGTAGTAGTAGAACACAAGCCCCTGATCTACCTGAGGCTTGTGAATACCAATTTTAAATACGGGAAAGACTATCTCCGATAAGCTCGTAGCGTTTATCAAATTTTCCAAAGCTATAATCCTGTCCTATTTCTTGGTCAATACCGATAGGAGCACCTTTAATAGAGCAACCACGATCTTTTTGTGTATTTTTAGCTAGAATCTCGCAGTATTCCACCACATCTTCGTCCTTGACTAAAGCCACAATTGAATCGTGTACTAGCATAAAGATTTTTGCATCTAACTTCTTATCTGCAATTTCATTAGCAGTATCAATAGCCGCTAACAAATTTACGTCAGAGGCGATTGACTGGATCTCGGCGTTAATGCCTGATCTAACCTCGTGAGCAGCGATCCCTTTGTCCGAGCTAAAGACATTGACAAGGCGACGCTTACGACCAAAGAAGCTGTAAGTATAGCCATTAGCTTCAATGAACTCTTTACGAGTTTTGAGCCAGCCTTT